CAGGCGTTGCAGTTCCAGCCGCTGGCGGGTGTCGGCATCGACCTGCCGCTCCATCAGAGCGGCGCGCTGGCGCTGTCCGACCTCGGCGGCGGTCTGCACGACCAGCGCCTCCATCTCCTCCGGCGGAACGATGCCTTCGAAGCGCCCGGCCTCCATCTCGCGCAGCAGGGCCTCGGGGTTCGGGCCGGCCAGCCGCGCCTGGCGGTAGCTCGTGAAGATGGCGCGCCGTGCCGCCAGCACCTCCTCTTCGATCAGATCGGGACGCAGGCCGCTCGCCCGAATCATCTCCTCCATTTTCTGGAAGGCATAATCCAGCCTGGCCGGTTCCTGCCCGACAAGCTCGACGTAGTCGTCGCGCGTCCCCCCAATCCCCTGCTGGATAGCAAGGATGCGCCGGTCGCGCTCGAAGCTGTCGGCTTCAGCAAAGCTCTCGGCCCGCAGCGCTTCGAAGTCATTGCCAAAGAGCGCGCGGACCTCCGATGGAATGCGATTGAAAACCTCTCCTGCGCGGCGGTCGTAGTCCTCCATCCAAGCTTGCGCAAAGCCGGCAGCATCACCCTCCACTGCTCCCTGTGCTTGGGCGAAGGCTTCGCCGTTCTGCCGCAGGAAGCGCGCCAGCTCTCGGCTGCCGGTCTGAAAGGCGTTGCGCTGCCGCACACTTTCCGGGTCTACCGGCTCCGGGCTGATTGCTACCGAGTTCTGCGAAGGCCCAAGTTCGCGTGCCGTGCCGGCATTCGAAGAACCAAGGCGCTCCGACGGTATGATGCGTTGTTCCGCTGTTGCAGACGCGCTTGCGTCCGCGTCGCTCTCAGCTCGACGGACTTCACGGCTGCGCAGCGAGTCGCCCTCGCGCTCATCGGGAGAGCCTGCGCGCAAGCGGCCAGGTCGCGCGCCGGCGGTGACAACTTTTGGCATATCCTATCGCCCTGCCATGCCGGCCAAACGACCCGTAACAGGATCTCGAATCAGCGCCGGCCGAGTGTCGAAGCTCGGTTCATCTCCATTGCCGTTCGGCTTACGATTCTGAGCGATGCGAGTCGCGCCGCTGAGAAGCTCCGTGCCGGCACTGAAGAAACCCTCCCGCCGTGCCTGGCGGCCGCCGAAGCGGGTCAGTGCCGCCTGGTTCTCCTGATTGCGGGCGGCGATCTCGCCTTCGAAGCGTATGGCCTGCAGCGCCAGCTCGGCTTGCTTGGCGTTGTCGGCCAAGAGGTCGATTGGCTGGCCAATCAGGGCTGTCCCTTGACCGCCGAGCTGGACGACCTGCTGGCCGAGGGCCTGGCGCTGCGCGCGCCGTTCTTGCGCAATCTCGAACTGCGCGCGGTTGCGCACGCCCTGGGCCTGCTGCTCGGTCGCCTGCGCCTGGGCTCTAGCGGCCGCATCGGTCGCGTTGCCTTCGCGGATGGCACCGACAGCGCTCATGGCGGTGCTGACGGCCATCAGGCCGATGGTAACGGGGTCGCCGCACATGTCGTTCGCCTTCTCCTCAACCTGCGTTGCTGGTGATCTGCATGGCGTAGCTCGCCACGGTCATGGGGGCGGCGCCCACCGGCTCGAAGCGCACGACGAGATCTTCGTCGGTGAAGCCCTGGGGCGCGCCGTAACTCCGAAGGCCGGTGAAGAGCGGCGCGGAGCTGCCGAGCGGATCGGTTGTCTTGCGGAACTGCGCCTCCAGCATCGCGCCAGGCCGGCCATAGCGGGCCAGCAAGGTGTCCACGAAGCGGATGCCGATGCGGTGCCCGGCCTTGGGAAAGCCCATGCTGGGACCGGACTGGTTGCCGGGCTCGAGCGGCAGGGTCTCGATCGCGCTTTTGGACGCATAGTCCAGGCCGATCGTCACCCTGGCAGCGGCACGGGTGATGGTGAAGCTGCCGTCGTTCGCTATCGTTACATCGGGCTGCAGGGCACCGTCCGCCCAAACGCCCACAGTCTCGCCCGCCAAGTGCTCGGCCCCTGCGAAGCTGGTCTTCAGACCGCCCTCGTACGTGATCACACTGTCCAGGAAGACGGCACCGATCTTGTCGTCCGGGCTTGCGGGCCGGTACTCGCTCGACAGCACCTCGACGTAGCGCTTGATGAGGCCGTTGATCCTGCGCTCGACGATCAGCCAGACGTCGTCCTGATCGGGTTCCGGCGTGACCGCGACCGACAGCACCTTGACCTCACTCCCGCCCAAGGGGTGCCGGTGCCAGGCCGTCACCTCCTGCTCGCGCAGCAAAGTGAAGCCAAGCAGGCCGCCGCTGTTGTCGACCGCCCAGAGAATGGACCAGGGCTGTCGCTGATAGGCCAGCCGCGCAATCCCCGCTTCCGTGATATGACTAGCTAGGGCGTTCATGTCCGGGCTCTTGAAGCCATCGGCCTGAATGTTGAACGCCATCTCATGCAGCTTCCGGCCGGCCCGCTGCACGAAATACACGGCCTGATCGAGCTTCACCGGCCGCACCTGGGCCGCCCCGGCGGAGGTCGCCTTGACGGCCGTGACGTTCTCCGGCGTCAGCGCCTCACCCAGGCTCGAGGCTTGCAGAATCCACTCACCGCCTTCGGTCAGCACCCGCAAGGGGTCGGCCGAGAGGATGGCGCGGATGGCATTGACCTGGTCGTCGGCCAAGGTGCGGGTGATCGCATTGTCGGCCAGGATATCGCCGTTCTTCTCCGAACCGTTGAAGAGCTCCTTGTCTGGGCCAAAGCCGCCGACCACCGTGCTCCAGACGGTCTGCGGCTCGTGCGTCGTACGGCCGGTCCAAAGCCGCTCTTCGTGGAAGCTGCCCACCGCCGGCCAGCCGCGCCGGTCGCTCCAGGCGCCCTCGCTCCACTGCGTCGTGCCGAATGTGCGAACGGGCTGCGGAATGCGTTCCAGAACAACCGCCGTCGCGCTGGTCGGGCTGGCCACATCGGTAATGCGGACGACACCGAAAATGCCCGACTCGAAGGTCCACTCGACCGCCCCGTCAGAGCGCGTGCCCTCTTCGTGGACAGGCGCCCTGTTGCCCGTCGTGCCACCGGCCGTCGTAGTGTAGAAAAGACTATCGTTCACCGCGCGCGCAGAGCTGCCGAAGGCCTTGTTATTGTTCCAGGCAGTGATGTTGCTCAGGTCGGTCGCGCGCAACTTCCAGAGCGCGCCCCTGTGCTCAGGCTCGAAGACGCTGCTCGTCGCCGTGAGCGTGACCGTTCCAATCGCGCCTGACGGTGTGATGGTGATGGCTGGGTTGTCGTTCTCCGGCAGGAAAGGTCCGCCCTCGAACTGCAACTCTTCCATCGTCCAGTCGGTATCGGATGTGCGCTTTACCTTTCGCGGACGGTAGCCGGGGTGGAAGAGATAGAGAATGTCCGCGCTCTGTGTCCAATAGAGCTGATGCAGGTCGGCAGTGCCATAAGGCGTGGCGATCTCCAGCGGATTGCTGCCACCTTGCACCTGCCCGCGGTCGCGGAAGACACGGAAGTACCTGTCCCCGAACTCCAGCATATAGGCTTGGGTGGTCGAGAAGATGAAGGGAACGAGCACCGCCTCGGCACTATCTTTGGTCTCGGCCAGAAAGATCGTGCCCGGCCTTCGCGTCGCTGGGCCCTGAACGCTGGGAATGAAGTTGCTCACCAGACGGCAAGCGGTGGAGTACTGGGCGACATCGCTGCGCCCCAGCATCTCCGGCGACCACTCTCCCCCGCTGAAGGTGTATTGCTGTGACTGGATGCGCGGCATCTCGGAGACTCCCCTGCTACCAGCTCGCGCCGCTCAGGCGGGAGTCGACCCAGGTGGTCCCGTCCTCGAAGGGCTCGGGCGTGCCTTCCTGTGCGTCGATCGCTTTTGCCGCGTCCAGCCGCTCCTGATAGATGCGCGCCATCTGCTCGGCCAAAGCCGCGCTGCCGCTCGCCATGTAGGCCGCCTGCCAGGCAAGCCGCGCTTCCAGCGCCTTGATAGTGAGGGGATCCCAGAGCGCCGGATTGACGATGCGCCCGATGTAGCGGATGGGCAAAGGCGCCTCGAGATCGGTCAGGAGGCGCCGACCCGAGATCTCCCAGACATCGCTGTCCTGCCGGTTCTCTTCGTTCCCGACCGCCCAAACACGCAGGCAGAACTCAGGCTTCGGACCAGCCGGCAGTTCGTAGGCGCGCCTGAAGCGGAAGGCCGGCGCCTCCGACGAAGCCGCGAGCTTGGCGCGCCGCATGGCGAAATTCCAAGGGTACTCGCGCAGCAGCGAATCCCGCTCCACATCGAAGTTGCGCTTGATGGCGTTGCCGACGTGGGAAGAGCTGTCGCTCAAGCTCGCGATGCCGTTGGACGCGATGAGGTCCAGGGCGCCGTTGATGATGCTGTTGACGCTGTAAGGCACTCCAACCTCCAAGATGAATGCGTCGCCGATATCGCTGTAGTCCGGTGGCGGCGTGGCAAGACCCCAAGCCTGTGTACGAATCGCCGGGGCGCGGGCAGCGGCAGCGCCGAACGGAACGACGATGCCGCTCGCACCACTATGTGCCGCGCCAGTACGGGCCGCCGCCGTCCCCGATACAGCATTGCCGACGGTGCCCGACGCTTGCGTCCGCGCGGCCAAGGAGGACGCCGCAGCACTTCCTGAAACACCATGGGCACCAAATGCTGCGGCCGAAGCTGGGCCGGCCGTGGCAGCTGCTGTGCCCGTTACACTGCTTCCGCCAGACGAACCGACGAAGAAAAGCTGCGGCTCAGGCCGTGCCCAGAGGAAGGGGTCATCGGCCAGCGCGCGGAACTCCTCCTCTCTCAGATGAAACTGGCCGTAGAACGCGCAGTGATACGAAACGCCCGCCAGCTCGCTACCGATTTGCAACTGCAGCGTATGGCTCTGATTGCCGAGCGAATTGTTGTCCGTCTCCGTATGAACCAAAACCTGTCCATCGGAGGCTCGCCGGTAGTAGAGCGACGCGTTATTGGCGTCGGTGCCGTCCATCGTCGCGGCGATGACGTGCAGCCCGTCCCCGACATTGTTGATGCCAGCAGCAGAGCTGAGGCTAATGTTACCGCCGCCTAGGTGGTACACCATGGCGAAGTCGGAGCCTGTCGCACCGTTGTCGTCGAGGCGAAATCGCCAGGACGTCTGGTTGATGGTGTTGTTGAAACCGGTGTCTCTGGCTCCTGCGAAGAAGCCGTCGTACCGCACCCCGTTGGCCGGGAAGTTCGTCGAGAAGGCCACGAAAGCCGTGTGCGGGACAGTGCTGTTCGACGCCGGATTAGAAGGGTCGTCGTTAAAGCAGAAGCGCCGGCCAGGATTGGCATTCGCCAGCCCCAGGCTCCAGCCCAGATAGCCCGACGTGGCGCCGGACGTGATGGCTGTGGGCTGATGCAGCGCCGGCAGGCCGTTGACGGTTTCCAGCGTCCATCCGGGATGCACCGTCGCCGGGCGGCTGCCTGCCCACTTTGTGTGGAGCATCTGCACACCAGCGGAAGGCAGCCAATAACCCTCCATCCCGGACCAAATCCGGCGGAAGCGAGACTTAGGCGCTGTGTCTCTGACCGGAGCCTGAACGAGCATGGCTAAATCTCGATGTTCGTGGCTCTCTGGTACCCAGCGCCGTTAGATTTGATGCGCAAAGACCCGACCCAAACCAGGTCCTCGCTGGCAACGAAGTCCAAGGCATCCGAAGGGAACGTTGTACCCCCATCGGTGCTGGTCTCGATGTAGATATCGATCGTGCCGTCAGCGGCCGCATTGGTCGCCGTTACTGTGACAGTGGCGTGCAAGCCAACGAACTGGTCGGTTGAATTGTCGACCGCGCCGAACTCGGCCGCGCTACTGTCGGTCAGATCTGGGGTTGTATGGGAGACTGTCTGCTGGTTAGCCTGGAAAGTGCCGTCGCGCTTGACCCCTCGATAGGTGATCTGGAGGGAGTCGCTGCCCGTCACGGCAAGCGTTTGCCCGGTGTTATTGATGGCGTAGAAGCGCCAGTTTCTCGCCAGCGTCATATCACACCAGTCCTTTCGACCTCTGCGTGACAAATGCGACCATCACTCGCTCCTCGGGACAGTGAAGGTGAAGGAGGTGATGCGTACGGGGCCGCCCGCCGTGATCGTTGTCGTGTTCAGAATCAGCTCCGCGGTACCGGGGGGATCTTGTCCGACGGCTCCATCAATGACTGCGGTGCCGTTGCCATTGGTTATGCGAAACCAAGCCGCATTGCCGCCTGCATCGGCCATGGCGTCTTCAATCGGAGGCGATACTTCGAGCACGGCTACGCCGGAGGATGCAGCTCCGAAGGCCGGGTTGTTCAAAGAGATCGTGGCAAGCGAGCTAGTGCCGGGCGCAGTTTCCGGATTTGCCGGCTGCGTTCCTCCATAGATCGTTAGCGTTCCAGCACCACCAGCGTTGATGCTGCCCACAATGGCATCGCAGGCGGTATTGGCGGCCGCAACAGTGATCTTGGTTGTCATCGCTCAGGCCCTCACGAAGTCGCGATGGGCGCCTTGGCGCGGATGGCCTCGGCGATGCGTCGCAGGGTGGTCTCGATCGCCAGGGTGTCGGTCATCGCGATCTTGGTATCGTCAAAGACGACCATGACGGCTTTTGACTGAACCTGCGTGCCAGGGTCGATGGTGATGTCGTCCCGCGCGTCGTGAACGTCTGCCTGGACGGTTGCGTTTGCCATGCTGTTCTCCAAAAAGACTGGGGCGGCTTCCGTAAGGAAACCGCCCCGAGTTTGAGGGCCCTCCAGGGAGACCGGAGAGAGGCTTGGTCAGTCCTGGACGTAGGTGACGTAGCCGGTGAGCTTCGTGCCCGCCGGGATTTCCCCCCCGGCGACGGTCGCCTGAACGGTCACGCCCGATTTGCTCTCGATCGGAAAGCTCTTGTCGGCGTCGACGCCGCTACCAGCACCTTGGGAGCTTGCGCCCCAAAGGCCGTCGCCCGCGGAAACGACATTCAAACCATCTACGAGAGCATCGGCATCAGCATCGACTGCAGTGCCGTCCGGTTTGCTATAGGCCTGCCAACCGATGTCCAGTGAGCCGCTCGCTCCAAATGCCGTGCGATGCATGTGGCACTCTTCGAGCAGCACGCGGACATTGCCAGCCGGAAGGCGAACAAGCTCTGCCGTGGAACCGAGTGGGCCGTTGGCTCCGCCTTGCTCGAACTCGAACCGCATGATGCGTTTCACACCCTTCCAGTCGGTGGTCGGGATGCCGACAGGCGGCTGCGCTTCCAAATTCTGAATCTGGGTCGATTTTTCTTGCGTCATTGCCAACCCTCCTTACGGCGTTTCGGTGCAGGGCACGAGAACGACCTTCTTCTCCTCGAGGCGTGCCGCCCCGTAGTCGCCGCTCATGTAGACCTGCATGTTGTAGTTCTTGTCCGGCCGCTCGGTGATGCGGCGGAACATGTCTTCCGGCTTCCGAAGCGTCAGCCCGGACTTGGCGTGGGCGAAGCACTGGCGGTCGTTGCCATCCAGACCGATCAGTTCGTCCTGCAGCCAGATCCAACGGAAGCCCATGAAGGTGTCGATCTCGCCGTTGACCAGTGCCTTCACCGAATTGAAGTCGGACGAGGTCGCTTCCGTGGTCGCGAGCAGGTCCGCCTGCTGGGTGTAAGTGGCGGTGAAGTAGAGATCGCCCATCTCCACGTCCAAGACCGCGTTGTTGCCCAGGATCTGATGGGCCCTGCGGATCTTGGCCAGGGTCAGGCCGGTGTTACCCGAGTTCCCGACGTTCTGGTTCGGGTCGAACGGAAAGTCCGTCGAGCCGTCCTTGCCGCCCTTGGCCGTCGCGATCGCGGCAACCGCGATCTTCTTGTTGACGTGCCGGTTGCGGGCCGCGACCGCCGCACGAACGTAGGCGTTCTGCGGGTCCTTCATCAGGCGCGTCACCTCCCAGCGGCGCACCAGGCGGTTCCACACCCAGGGCGTGGTGGTGATGGCCCGGCGGTTGCTGTTCTCGGCCTGGATGGGCGTGTCGGCGTTGAGGTCCGCGACCTCCTCGCCGTCCATCTCGCCGATCTGGTCGCGGAAGGCTTTCTCGCCGCCCTCCGTATCGGCGATGACCGCCGGTTCCAGCTTCGGGAGCATCGACTGCGCCAGCATGTCGAACTGCTCATTGAAGCGGTTGGCGAAATTGGTCGCCAGTGAGTCTGCCATGGTTTGTCCTCCAACAATTGCAGAGCGCGTGAGTGCGATTGCCGGAGAGGTTGCCCCTTGGATTCCGGAGACGGCTCCGGGCTCGGCGGGACCTGTCCTAGCTGTTTTGCGCCGGCTTGCGGCGTGCCGTCTTACCGGCGGTAGCGGGGGCTTTCGCCTTGCCCGCGAGTTCAGATTTCTTGGCGTTTGTGGTTTGAGGCGCCAGGCGCTTCACCGCCGCGAAGTAGAGGCCGGCCAGCGCGCCGGGGTCGCCGTGAGCGCCACTCTTGACCGCCAGCTCGACGCAGCGGAAGGCAAGCTCGGTGTCGTTCATTCTGTGCCTCGCAAATGGAGTGCGCTGGGAAGTCGATGCCGTGTCCGCTTTCACAGACGGCTTGGCGCTTCCGGTTGTAAGCTGGTCAACCTTGGTCTTGGACGAACCCAGCGGAGCAAACCATGCCGGTCAGCACCTGTGGTCACTGCAAGAATGCAGCCTTTGAGATTGCCATGCTCGCCGTTGGTGGCAGTGAAACGCATCCAGTCCTGCAGTGCGCCACCTGCGGAGCCGTGGCGGGGTTGTTGGATAGCGGTGACCAGACCGCCCCGCTTAAGGCGCAGAACGACCGCATCGCCACGCTTCAGACTGAAGTGCGTGCACTACGTAGCGCCTTTGAGCAAATCGCCCATCAGCTCGAACGGATCTGACCCTGGACGCATCGTTGCCCTTACCCCCCAATCGGGTAGGCGCGCTCGGTGAGCTGGTTGAAGCGGGCCACCACCTCCCGGTGCTGCGGGTGGCGGTTGTCAGCGTAAGCCTTCTGAACTTCCGGGTCGCCCTTGAAGCGCTGCAGCTCGGCTCGGGCCGCGTCGGCACCGAGAGCCGGAGCACTGCCGCCGCCGACCAGGGCATCCTCGCCGACCATCTCGCCGAGCTTGCGCATGGCTTCCACCAGGGCGAAGTCGCTGACGTGGTCCAAGAGACCGTCGAGCCGCTCCGGCGCCAGGCCCAAAAAGCGCGCGCCCCGCTTAGCGCAGTCCAGATAGGCCGCCTGCCTCGCTTCGGGCCAGTTGTCGTGGATTTCCATCTCGAGCTGATGCTTGGCCGCCGCCCGCGCTTCGGCTTGCTGGGCCAGGTGCGGTTTGACGATGTCCTCGAAGTAGGCGTCATGCAGGCCTGAGAGCGCTTTGGACGGCAAGGCCAGGCGGTGCCCGGTGGCACGCAACCAAGCAGCGATGGAGTCGTCGTAACCCTCGACCCCGTCCGGCTTGGTCAACTGATAGCCGTCCGGCGCCTCGGGCACACCGAGTCGCTTGTGAAAGGCAGCGCGCTCTGCATCGCTGGCGCCCTCGCCCGGCACGACCACCGCCTTGCCGAGCTTCTTTTCCAACTCGCCATAGGCCTTGAGCGCATCGCCCGGTTCCTTCCAGCCCTTGGCTTCGAGCATCGGCTTGAAGCCCTTGTAGCTCTCACCCAGGTTGGTGCTCCAATCGAAGCCCGCCCCGGACTGCGATCCGGGGCCCGTCACGGCCCCAGAGTTACCTAATGCTTCCGGTGCATCGGACTCACGCTGTTCATTCATGATCGAAAAGATCCCTTTCTAGGTCTTCGAAGTCGCGCCAGTCGAGCTTCAGCCAGGCCGCGATGCGCAGGAAGGCCTGGCGCCGCCCTTCCATGACGAAGCTCTCGCGTTCGCTCGCCTGCACCGTCGTGCTGTTGGCGGCACAGAAGTTGGCCAGGTCGCCGAGCACGCGGCGCCCCTCCTCGCTGTCGAAGACGGCGTGGTAGCTGGCGGCCAAGGTCTTGGTCTCGTCGAGGCCCAGCGCGCCGGTCATGGCACCAAGCTCAAGCATTGGCAGCTGTCCCCTGTCCACCGAGCAGGCCACCTAGTCCGCCACCAGGCCCACCGTCGCCGGCATCGGCAATCTCGGCTACGTCTTTGAGGGCCCGGGCCGCTCCCGGCGCTTGCGCGGCGAGCTGTTGAGCCTGCTGGGCCTGCACCCGCTCTTGCCGCCGGGCATCCCGCGTTTCCGGGTCGACCAGCACTGACTGGGCGATGCCGTAGGCTTCGCCGTAGGTCTGGGCGAGCGCGTCCTGATCCACGTTGTCCCAGACGCTTGGGTCGCCGGTTACCGAGGCCAGACTGCCGAGCGAGGCCACGAAGCGGTCAGCCGAGGCGGCCTCGCTGACCCGCTGGGCGCGGGCGAGCGGCGAGACGTAGGCGACGGCGATGTCGTTTTGTTCCAACAGCGGCTCGGGGATCTCTTCCTCCGGCCCGAAGGCGCCCTCGCGCAGTAGGATACCAAACACACGGTCGATTAGGGGGTCGAGGAACTCGCTCTGCAGGCGGCCGAGCTGCGGCCCCATCAGGCGGAGCTTCTCCTCCTCCCGCTGCAAGACTTCGGTCGCCGTGGCGTTGGGCGCACCGACCATCTGCAAGAGCGAGAAGAAGAAGGCCTCACGGATCGCATGACGCCGCTGTTCTTCCATCTCCAGGCCCAGGCCCACGTTGGCGCCGGTGATCAGAGGCTGATAGAGCGGCCGGCCTTCCGCCGTGACTCCGCCGTAGATGATCGACTGCGGCCCGGTGCGGAGCCCGCGCCGGTTCGCCCCGCGCACGGCGCTCTCGTTGGGCGCCAACAGCGGCGGTTTCACCGCCAGCTCGGCCCCGCTCAGCGTCGTCCTCGCCATGGTGTTGACCATGCGGATGTCCGGCATGGCCAGGTCCGCTTGGCTGTCGCCGTAAACCCCGCGGGAAGCCTGGCTCCAGCGCGGCACCTGATAGGGCAGTTCGTAGTAACCGCTCTCGCGCAGCACCGCCGCATCGTCGACACCGACCCAGAGGGAAGCATAGGCCTTGCCGCTCTGCTTCTGGCGCTTGTCCACCTCCATCTCGTCGATGGGCAGCACCGCATGGATGAAGCTGTGGCGCTCAAAAGGGCGCTTGTCGGCAGCACGGCGGATGCCGCTGCTAGCCGGCAAAGCGTTTTCGCCGAAGGCCTGCACCGCCTGCCGCGCGGTCATCTCGAACTTGCGGAAGACCTTGTCGACCTCGTGCCACTGGTTGCTGCCGATGTAGCACTCATGCAGTGGCAAGGCCCTGAAATAGACGTCGGCCTGTTGCGGCCGGAACTCGTTGTAGAACACAGCGGTGCCAAAGGTCGGCGCATCGCGGTAGACCTCCAACGCCTGGGCATAGAAGCGCTGGCCCGAGCCGCCGAAGGCCGCCAGCATGGTCTTCGACGCTCGCTCCAGCCAAGCGCGCACGTCCCGCTGGCGATCGATCTCTTCGTCCGGATGCTTGAGCGAGAACCAGACGTTGGCCGCGTTGGTGATCTGGCTCCAGAGACCCGAAGCCAGATTGTCCTGCGCCAAGAGCGCGGTGGAGTCATAGAGCTTCTGCGTCCGCTCCTCGCCCTCGGCGCGCGTCACCGTGAAGTCGCTGCGCATGGGGCGGATGAGCTCGGCGTGGAGCTGCCAGCGCCGCTCCCAATTGCTGCGCTCGGCCGCCAGGTCTTGCTGCATCTGCAGGACGAACTTGGCGCGCGGGTCGCTCATCAGGGCGCACCTCCGCCACCAAGCAACTGAGCTGCGGGCCTGAGGCTGGCGCGGGCCACGTTGCCGCTGCCCAGAGTCTCACCGCTGCCGAGACTGGGCGTCAACACCGTGGCGGCGCGGCCGCGACGTTGACGCTGTCGCCGGCGAAAGTCGCGCTCGGCCGTCCGCACCTCCTCGTTGTCGATGGTTGGCGGCGGTGGGGGCGGCGCCGGCTCAGGCGGCTTCGGTGGCTTCGGGCTGGAGAAGGGATTTCCGCACATCGTCGTCAGTCAGCTCCCATAGAATGAAGTCCTGCCCTCCGGCACCGAAGCGCTTGAGGACGCAGAGGTCGCGAAAGCCAAGGCTCACCATCCAGCGCGCCGCCCAATCGTAGCCTTTGAGCGAACGGGCTTCGGCCCGGCGCACGCCGGCCTCGCAGAGGGTTGGTATCGTGATGCGGCGAAGATGCCGTGTGAGCGCCAGGCCGATCTCGGGCAAGCGCGCGGTGGCGAAGAAAGACCAACCGACCAGGCCAGGCAGGTGCTCCTCTCCGGCACAGGCGGCGATGGGCGTGCCATCATCGGCGCAAGCGATGAAGCCGTAGCGTGCCAAGGCGAGCCGTTCGGCAAGCCAAGACGAGTTCAGGCCAAGCCCCAGAGCCGCCATCTCGTCCCGGTCTCGGGCACGCATGTTGTAGGCGACCTGAGCAATGAGCTCAGGCTGCAGCGGCATGAGGATCACGGTTGAGGTTTCGAAGCCTGAAGTCTAGGAGGAACTCTGCGCAGCGGAGCTGTGCCGATGGGCGCAGGGTCTGAAAAGCAAAGCGCCCGGCGCGATGTGGCTGCCTGGGCGCAATTCCTCACGGTCAATTTCCACCATAGAACAAAAGACGAACGCGTCGAGTCAAGCAGCTTTTTGATTTTTTGTGCCGACGTACTTTCCGGCGACCTCCGTGCTTCGTGTCGCAATTTTATCGCACGCTTTGTGTTGAATTGAGTCCTATCGTTCTTTGTCGTGATGCCGAGGGGCATCCTGCGCACCGAGCGCACGGACGCATGCACCTGTAGGACGCGCCCAACTCCTTGAGAGAGCGCCTTGTGCATGCATCGGCGTCGGCATGTGCGGCGATGCAAGGCAAGGGGGTTGTCATGCGGGGATGTCTACTGACCGGTGCGGCCGCGATCATGCTGGCGGCCTGCGCACCTGATCTTTCACAAGTGACCGAGAGCTATTCGGACGCCGTCAGCGGCGCGGAGTCGGCGATGACCGAAGTGGTCGCCGCCAACGCCAGAGCGCGAAAGCGTCTGGACTATCAAACCATCGCCATCGACCGGCCGTTGCTGCGCATCGAAGCGGCCTGCAGCGAGATCTTCGATTTGGCCGCCTGGAGCGGCGGTGCCCTGGCATCGCCGAACGCGGCGCCGAGCGAGGAAGCGCGGCAACGCGCTCTGACGGAGCGGCGGGACCGGCTCGCGCGGCTGGCAAAGGACTGCGCCGTCGTGACGATGGAGCAGGCACCGGCAACCAGCCCTGCCCTCTTCGCGCCGATGGCGCCCGGCGGCGAAGGCACCGCAGCGCAGCTCCGCGACCCCTTCTACCTCTGTGGCATAGACCCGACTCGCCTGACCTTGTCGCAGGAGGGTAGCGCTGCCCCGGACCGAGTCGGCACGGAACCGAAGCGGATTCCGCCACCGGCACCGAATACCGCGGCACAGGCCGAACTGACGGCAGCGTTGGAGGCCTATGCCAGCGCCCTGCAAGAAGCAGCCGAGGCCAAGGACATCGAGCATCTGGAGAGCGCCGCGACCCGCGTAGCCGACAGCTTAAGCGAGCTCGCCGCGCTCGCGGGGCCCTTCGGCGTAATCGCAGCCCCCGCTGTGAAGGCTGTCGGCACCGCAGCCGCGCGTCTGTCCGGCCTGTTTCTGCGGGAAGAGCGCTTCGACTTCATCAAAGAAACCGTCAATGCGACAGACGAGGCGGTCAAGGACAGCGTGGCGGTCGTCTGTCACGGCGCCTTGCTGCTGAGCTACGAAATCGTGCGGTCCGAGGGCTTCCTGCTCAACGACATGGTCAACGACTACAACATCGCGCGCGGCCTGACCAACGCGGGCTTCGCCGGCGACCGGCAGATGATGATGCGCTTGGACGCGATGGACGGCGCGGTTCTGAGTCTGAGGCAGGTCGCCGGGCGCGACAGCGTTGCGCCGATCTTGGGCGTCGCCGAGTCGCACAACGCGCTGAAGCAGGCCGTCAATGACCCCGATCCCGACTTTGCCGCGATCGTCGCGCGCCTCAAGACGCTGATTGGTGAGCTGGAGGAGATCGGGAAGATCGCGGCAACAGTGGCACAGAGCCGCTAAGGGGAGCAGGGGAATGAGCGACACGCAAATGGGAGCAAGCGCCGGCCAGAGCGTTTCTGCTGACGAGGCGCTGGCCGCGATTCGCCAAGGTCAGAGCGCCGAGTTCGCCACCATCACGGCCTGCATGAAGGAGGCGCAGAGCCTGGCCGCCGACGACTCCATGCCTCCGCTCGAACGGCAAAGCCGGGTGCGCAACCTGCGCCGCCTGCGCAACCGCGCCAACGAAGCCCTGCGCGAACTGGAAGACGATGAGCGCAGCCTGGTGCAAACCAGCAGCTACGCCCAGGATGCGGTCGCTGCCTTGAGAGATTCGGCGAGCGCTTTGACCCAAGAGATCGGCAAGACCGAGCGAATCTCCGACCGCATCGACGGCATCAGCAACGCGGTCGGCAAGGTCGTGGTCGTGGCCGACAACGTGCTGAGCCGCGCGAGCGGAACCGGCGGCACCTGAGAAGGGCGATACGCTGACGAGCCGGCTCGCGCCACCTCGTTGAGTGTACCGTTCGATCGCACTGCGTCCGTCCTGGATGGTGAAGCGAGTATGGCCGCTCAGGGTCTCGCTGCGGGTGACATCGCTACCGCAGCCCCGCGAAAGATCTTAAGCATTCAAGCCCCTAGCTTAGGCTGGCCGAGACACCACAACTTTCCGTTTATGTCACACGCCCCCAGATTGTGGTAACCTGAGGCTCTGTGTCTAGGTGCCAACAACAAAGTCCGGGGAAGGACAATGAAGCGTTTACCGGCAATCTCCGTATTGCTCGCCCTCTCGTTCGCTCTCGCCGCTGCGGCCTGGGCCGACAGGGCAGCACTGCTCAAGGCCCATGCTGCCTACCAGCGCGGTGACTACCCGGAGGCGGTGAAGTGGTGGCGCAGGGCGTCTGATCACGGGGACGCAGAAGCGCAGTACAACCTGGCCATCGCTTACGACGATGGCCTTGGTGTGCAACAGGACCACGTGCAAGCAGCCAAATGGTACCGTGCGGCCGCCGAACAAGGACTCGCGGTAGCGCAGACGAGCCTCGGCGCCTTATACGACCATGGCCTCGGCGTGCCACAAGATTTTGAGGAAGCCGTAAAGTGGTATCGCCTGGCCACTGCACAAGGGGAACCGTTTGCACAATCCAACCTTGCCACTTTGTACTACGACGGCCTCGGAGTGCCGCAGGACTATGCCGAAGCCGCTAGACTGTACAGCTTGGCCGCCGAGCAAGGGGATGCCCACTCTCAGAATAGCCTTGGCATGATGTACGAGGAAGGATTGGGCCTGAGGCAAGACTACGACGTGGCTGCAAGTTGGTACCGCCTCGCTGCTGAGCAGGGCGATCCAGAAGCGCAATACAACCTAGCCAACCTTTACCTGGATGGTCGGGGCGTACCGGAGGATGAGCGGGAGGCCGCAGCCTGGTTCCGTTTGGCCGCCGAGAATGGCGATCCGGACGCTCAGAATAGCGTTGGGACTCTATACGAGAAAGGTCAGGGCATATCGCAGAGTTTCGAGGAAGCTGTGAGGTGGTACAGATTGGCCGCTGAGCAGGAGAACGCCTACGCACGGTACAATCTCGGAGCCATGTACCTCGAAGGGCGCGGTGTGCCGCAAAACGAACGAGAGGCGGCGAGATTGATACGCTTGGCAGCCGAGCAAGGCGCGGCACAGGCGCAATTCGAGCTTGGCTTGCTGCACGTCGAAGGTCGGGGCGTGCGGCAGGACTATGTCGCGGCAAAGATGTGGCTCAGCATTGCAGCAGTTCACGGAGCCAGGGGAGCCGAGACGACCGGCATCATGTTCCAACAATTCATGACCACCTCTGAGATCGCTGAGGCGGAGCGGCGCGCAGAGGCCTGGCTGGCAGACTTCCAAGCAAAGCAAGGTGGCGCGGAGTAG